CCGGGAAAGCGCAGCGCATGACCATGATCATGGTCTTTGACTGGGCTTCAAGATACCCGGTAGGTGCCTCACTCGCCTTTACCGAGGACAGCCAGCATATCCAGATCGCCTTCAGAAACGCCTTCCTTAACTGGGGTGGAGTTCCCAAGTACGTCTATCTCGATAACGGTAAAGCCTTCCGGGCAAAGCTCTTTAATGAGAAGTGGCAGGAGCATGACCTCTCCAGCGATCTGGCAGGTATCTTCCCACGCCTGGGCATCCAAGTAGCCTTCGCCGAAAGCTACAATGCCAAAGCCAAGGTGATCGAGAGATTCTTCAAGACCTTCCAGGAACGCTTTGAACGCTTCATAGGCAGCTTCCGGGGTGCATCGATAGACGATAAACCGGCGACCCTGATGCGTAATGAGAAGTGGGCAAGAAAGATGTACGATGCCACTCCTCCTACCATAGAAGAAGCCATGCAGATGATTGGCTTCTTCATCCGGAAGATGTATGGCGAAGCTCCACATAGCGGCTTGAAAGGCAAATCGCCTTGGGAAGTCTTTAGTGCCAATCCCGTACCAGAAGAGCAGAAGATCAAAGCTGACAAGCTCAACTTCATGATGATGTCCGCCGTGCGCAAGACACTACGCAACAATGGCATTATGTTGAATAAGCTGATGTACTGGGATACGGAGCTGATCGGGCACATCGGCAAGGAACTGCTGATTCGTTACGATCTGAGTGATCTGCGCTGGATACTCGTCTACGATATGCAAGACAACTTCATCTGCCAGGCGGAAGTCCGCAGGTCGCAAGACCCCTTCATCTTGCTGGATAAAGACAATCCGATCTCAGCGGCTGAACTGCATAAGGAACAGAAAGCCAATAAGCGGCATCAGAAGCTGATCGCCAAGCGCACCAAGCAGATCGTCAGACAGACGCAGGAAGCGGTGGATAGACTGGTTAAGCCGCTGCCGATGGCTGAGGTGGAACACAATCCCACTTTTATCCAAGCTCCAAGCCTTGAAGCTCCTCAACCCAGTGCCGATCAGCTGATGGAAGAGCTTGATAAGCAAGTGCAGGCAGCGCTGCCCAATAAGCTTGATCCTCCCAAGCCGCTTAAGGTGGAGGATGACGATGATGATGTAATCAAACCCAAAGAGAAGAGCTTCGAAGAGATGCTCAAGTTCATAGGAATCAAGTAAGGAGGAATCTTGAAACAGAACCAACTCGTAAGAATAAGCAATGTAGTTGAAGCCGATCAGTGCGTCAATTACCTGCTCAATAGACCCAAGATGGAGATGGTCGGACTGGGACTGATCTACGGATTGCCCGGTCTCGGCAAGACCACTTATGCCCAAAGAATGGCGTTCCAGAGAGGATACATATACCTGAGACTGGAAGCCACCACTACCCCTAAGTCCTTCGCAGTCGATCTGATCACTGCCTTGTATCAGCGGTTTAACCTCGGCTACAATGTCCCCTACGGAACTACCAATAACCTCTTCAAGCTCAGCCTGCAGATACTGGAGGAGCAGGAAGACATGGTAATCGTAATCGATGAGATCGACTATGCTTTCAAGCACGAGAAGCTGCTTGGTGCGATCCGGGACATCGTGGATGAGACCTTAACCGTAGTGATCCTGGTGGGCATGCAGAATGCCAAGGATCGGCTTTCCCAGATCAATGAATACTACTTCGACCGCTGCAACTCATTCTATGAGTTCAAGCCCGTAAGCCGCAAGGACATCAAAATCCTCGCCAAGGAAGTGCTCGAGGTAGAAGTAACCGAGAAGATCGTGGACTTGATCCATGAGTCGGCAAAGGGCAACTTACGCAAAGCCATGAAGATGATGCACTCCATTGAAACCGGAGAGCTCAAACTAAGCGAATCAACCGGAAGAGTAATCGATCTCAAGCTCGCAAAATGAAGACTAAAGATCTGGTACTCAATTTCGTAAGGCAGTTCAAGAAACCGTTCACCGCAGAGACGGTATCTAACATGATAGCTCAAGATCTCTCTGTAATCGAGCCTGTGCTGCTTGAACTGCTGGCAGATAAGAAGATCAAACTGATCTCCAAGAAGGAGGGCATCTATGTCTTGGCTGATCGCTATAGCCCCAAAGTATGTTACAGTCAGAAGGGTAATTGGAAATTCGAGATTAAGGCAGCTACCGCCTTGCTCGACCAGATCGAGAAGGGTAAATACACCTCCATCCGAGCCATAGCTAAGGACTTCGGTAGAAGTCGTCAGTGGGTGTTTGTCTATATGGAAGCTTTGGCTTCAATTGGATGCATCGGTATGGAAGGCAAGCAGTATAAAGTAATCAGCCGAGATAGATTGAGAGAGATCGGCAAGCAAATTGAGCCGGGTATCCTGGGTCGGATGCGACCCTCGATCAGTAAAGAAGAGAAGCTCCGCAGGGCTGAGGAGAAAGAGCTTAGAAGGCAGGAGCAACTTAATCGAGCCGAAGCCAGAGAGCTGTTAAGCGATACAACCGAGCAGAAATCCAGACTCATAGACGCATATTTTGAGTATCTGGTGAGTGGCGAGTCTTGGAAGATAAGCTTTAAAACGTATCTCAGACAGAAAGGACTGGAATAGCAGTCCAAAGGACATTCTATGACACAGGAACTACGAGAACGCAAACTACGCCGAGAAATCCATGCCCTCAGGGTTAAGAAGTTCCACTGGCCCCTGGATGGCTTCAAACTCATTATGAGCCGTCTCGGTTATGGCGAATCACTAAGGGCTCTGCCGGAAGATAAGCTCAAAGAACTGAAAGCGCTCATGATCAAGTATCGCAAGCATGGCCGTCCCAATGAGTTCACCTTTGATAAGCAGGGAAAGTACATGTTTTCCTTGATGAAACAGGCGGGTTGGACAGAGAACGACTTAAGGGCATTCACCATAAAGCATTACCATAAAAGCCACTGGAATCTGCTCGATCCCAAAGAACGCAGAGCGGTAATCGCCATGTTCCAGTCCTACATCAGAAAACAAGAAACAACTAAAGATAAAGAATAAATCCAAGGGAGGATACACATGAGTAGAAAGTCTACAAAGAACGGTAAAGACCGCACCCTAACCGATGCACAAGGACGGGAGATATCCGTTAAAGTGCTCAATCAAGACATCCTGGATCGAGAAGCAGCCGTTAGCAAAGCGATGGATCATGCTCTCAAGCTTCAGGAACGCATCATCAAAGAAAAACACAGCATCATCAAGATAGTGGAAGATTATCTGAACGATGTTGCCAGAAGGAATAACGTAGAGTGGAAAGGTAATGCTCTGCTGCTTACCTTTGATGAAAAATACAAGATCGAAATCCGCTACCGGGAGAAGATACAGTTCGGAATTGAGCTGCAACTCGCCAAGCAGAAGATAGACGAGTGTATCAAAGCCTGGTCAGAGAACTCCAATGACAATCTTAAGGCTATCATCAATGAAGCTTTCCAAGTCGATAAGCGGGGTCAGCTTGCCCGTTATCGGATCTTCGCCCTGCGCCGCTACAAGATCAAAGACCCGATCTGGAAGGAAGCGATGGAGCTGATCGATAAAGCGATCACTGTAACGTCTACTAAACAGTACATCTCTTTCTCAGTAAGGGATGAAGCCGGGAACTACAACAAGGTAGTACTGAACTTCAGCTCCTTGTGATTGAGTTGCATCCTTGCACATCCTAATTTGATCAAAGCAGAGGAGAAGAAATGATGACATTTGAAACTTATATTGCAGCAGAGGAGACCATGAGCATATTCAGAGATGACCGCAACTATCGACCCGATGAAGTGGCAGCAACACTCCGGGTCAACCGTACTACGGTGTATCGCTGGATCAAGGATATACTCGATCCTCTGCCTGCCTTTAGAACTAAAGAAAACGGGCAGTTGCGCTGCTCCGGCAAGGACTTGAACGAATATCTGACCAAACACAAGGTGCGCCCGGAGTATGAGTAACGCTCTTGAGTTCCGCATCAAGCGGGAGAACTGCAAAGAAGCTTACCTGAATGGTAAAACCGATCCCACAGAGCTGGCGGTGATCTTCGGTGTCTCCGTAATCACCGTCCGCAAGTGGATCAAGTCCGGCAAGTGGGCAGATCTGTTCAAGGAAGAGCGCAAGCTTGACCATGAGATCAGCTTAGCCCGCAAGAGAGCGCTGATCCAAGCACTCAGAGAGTATGCCAAGAACCCGGCAGATACAGCTCTGCAGAGCTTGGTCTCACTGATCAAGCAGAACCAGAAGGACTCCGAGCCATCCAAGGAATTGAACGACTATATCGTACGCTTCTTGGATCAGGTAACCGACTTCATGATTGAGAAAGGGCATGAGACCCTGCTCAAACAGTTTAACGGCATCGTAATTGATCTGGCGGAATACTTGAGAGTCAGAAATGCTTAAATACATACCTACAGCCTACATAGACCCTCCAAGCCTGACATCCTGCGCGGAGCTGTTGCCTCCTGCTCTGCGCACATGTGCCAAAACTGCGGGTCCCTCCATGCCCGCAGACTCCGACGCCTGCCCCAAACAGGCGTCGAGGTATTTAAGTTATGTCTAAGAAGTTCCTCCAGCGGCATAACAAGGCATTGGCGGAGATCGCATCCAAAACGATCTCCGTCTTGCCTTTTATAGACGATAATCCCGAAGCTAAGACTGAGCGCATCAGAAGAACCACTGGAGAAGGTTGGGATGCCTTCTCGTTCTTCTGCCATACCTATTTCCCGCATATCTTCCCACTACCTTTTTGCCCAGCACATGAGACCATGTTCGATGAGACTGATAAGGGGTCAGGCATCATCGCCATCACAGGTTTTCGTGGGCTGGGCAAAACGGTACTTATGGGAGTGGTCTATCCGATCTGGAGGATCATCAAAGGTGAACGCTACGTGATCCATACTGCCGCAGACGTAGATCTGGCACAGGAACGCACAGCCTTCACCTTACATGAACTTCAGAACAATAAGCGGCTCACTATGGACTATCCTGAGCTGCAGCCGGTGGATACCTTCGATCTCGACTTCTATCTCAAGAATAAAGCCAGGATCAGAGCACGCTCTATCAAGCAGAGCCATCGTGGAACTATCAATCCCAAGACTGCCAAGCGACCCGGACTGATAGTCTGTGATGATATCGACAAAGAAGAGAACATGGGTAATCAGTCCATAGGCAAGAGACGCATGGAGAAGATCACCCAGGAGCTTGCCGGAGCTCTCTCTCCAGAGGGAAATGGCAAGATCGTCTGGCTCGGTAACCTGGTACATCCCAATTACTCCATCTGCCAGTTCCAGGAGCTCATATTAGGCGAAATGCGAGCAGATAATCCCGATTTAGACTTATCCTACCAGATTGCATTAAAGACGCACCAAAAGGCGATATTGCGCTTCTCTCTCGAAGATATGCACGGCAAATCCATCTGGGAGGAGCAATACCCTAATGCCACTCTGCCAAACCTGCGAGCCAAGTTCGGTCATACCGGGTATCAGAGGGAGATGCTTGGACAGCCGGTAATCGAAGGCAATATATTCAAGAACCACTGGTTCACAAAGTATAGAATCCTGCCAGAACCATCCCAGATGAAGCGGGTCTGGCTCTATGCTGATCCTGCCTGGGGAGAGAAGGGCTGTTTCAAAGCTGTCATATCCATAGGCTATGATGGTAATCGCTTCTACGTGATCCATGTTTGGATACGTCAGACAGAGAATACCAAGTTCTTCAGATACTACTATGATGCCTATCAGGAGCTTGATCGAATCTACCGGGTAAAAGCCCGGGCAGCCTGTGAAACTACTTATGGTCAGGCACGCATTCTTGCCGACTTCGATAGGTGGGCTACCGACAACCATCTGCCTCCCATATCACACCGCATCAAGCGGATAGATAACAAGGATAACAAGAATCTCCGCATCGAGAGAACCGAGACCATCATCGAGACAGCCAAGATACTCTTTCCAGAGGGCCAAGACACACCAACCCTAATCAGTCAGTTCCTAACCTATCCTGACGGCTATATCGATGGCTGTGATGCTCTGGCAGGATGTCTGGAAAGGTTCTCTGAATATGATATCGGCAGGAATAGAGTAAAGGTTCGGAGATTCAGCTTCTGATGAACTACTATGATAAGCTCATGCTTGAGTATTACCGGGTCCTCAATAATGCCTGGAAAACCGAGATCAAGGATGCAGCCAGGCTTGCCATCCAGATGCTGAGTGACATGCCACGAGCCGAGAAGATCAACAAGAACGCCATAGATAAGCTTATGGGCATCATCAATACCCAGTTGGGAGATGACTTCGCAGCACTGGTCAATGAGCCCACCAAGGCGATAATAGACCGCTGTGTGCGCCTCGGATTGAGAGACACCCAGGTGCAAGCCCCAACCAAGACCAGTATTGGGCTTTGGGGCATTGAAGATCAGCATCTCTCTTCCACTATACAGAAGCAGCAGTTGTTCTGGATTGGTAATCACTTCGAAGCTGATATCAGGCAAAACTTTGCAGATACCCTTTCCAAGGCAATCGAGCAGGGCTATACCAAAGAAATGCTTGCAGATACCCTAAAAGACCAGTTCAATGACCTCGCCAACCGATCATCGCACTACTGGCAGGGATTGGCAGAGCATACTGCTCTTAGAGTCAGAGAGTTCGGAAGGCTGCAAGGTTACAAGAAAGCCAAAGCAAGATACTACAAGCTCGTGGTAGTCATGGATGACCGCACCAGTGATATCTGCCGGGCATTGGCTGCTCAAGACAAAGTCTATCCCCTGAACGATGCCTTGGAAGTGATGGATAATCTCATGGCTCTGGATACCAAATCCAGCAGCCTGGATGATGCCAGAGGCTACATCAAAGCACTCGCACCCTGGATCAAAGACGATCAGATCGAATACGACTCAGAGATGAACCCGATGGGAGTATCCGGAGCGCATACACCATTTCCGCCTTTTCATTGGAAGTGTAGGACGACAACGGTTATTGTTTAGGAACTGACATTCTCTAATCCCATCATCATATTATAATGAGCTATGTGCCCTGTTTTTTCGAATATGCTTCTAAACACGCTCTTGTATCTATCTATGTTGTCTTCACTGATACTGTGATTTGCATCCTCAAATATACTGTGAGAATCTACGTTAACCCAAGTTATGAGGGATTCATATATCAATTTGTCATATCCATCAAATCTATCTGGAAGCTTATGAATCTCTTCACCACCTAACAGAGTGAAATAGCTTTCAAGAATTCTCCTCATAGTGTTAGGCAGTATATGATAGTTATCTTCATTATGCTTGTACTCGTCCCACATCAACTGGTAAGTGCACTTGACTGGATTAACCTTATGGGGAACTACTCGTGACCCAGTGTCTCCCTTTCTTACTAGCCAATACAATATCTCTTTATCCGTTTTATCTTTCTTACCTGGCAAGTATGTAAGATGCCTGAAAAAGTAAGCGTTGTGTGTTAAAACGATAACCTGCTTAGTTTTACTCTTTCCACCTTTTGCTTCTCTGATGATTTTCCTTATCAAACAGCTTACTGCAAACAACACGTCATTATCAAGACTGGACACAGGATCATCAAAAACGATCACTCTATCATCAATAGTATCTGCAGCATTTTGAGTTCCTTTTATCAGGAAGTAGAAGTAAAGAAATGTAACAAACGATATCTCACCTTCACTTAGAGATGACTGGGCATCAGGATTATCAGGTCGTATAATCCTGTACTTGTCATTATCAGCGGCTTTATCAAGCTTAAAACCATTAAAACCAAAGCTTTCCAGAATGCTATTGATATCATCTATTGTTTTCTGAGTAGTCGTAATTTTGGCTCGCAAGGTTCTGAGTTTCTGGTTAATGTTATCCAAATTCTCCTTGGCTTCAGTAATGCGGTTTGAAATGTTTTCAATAGCTTTGTCTAAGCCAGATTTCTGTCTCTTATATAACTTTACAGTGGTATCTAAGGCATCGTCTACGATGAACTTCCAAACCTGATTTTTCAAGTCGGATCGTTCGCTCTTTATATTGGCTACTGTTTTGTTATGACTCTTAATTGTCTTGTTTGCTTGAGTTATAAGGTTATTCATGTCATCAATGACTACATCAATGGGATCTAAATTCTCTTTCGTGCTGGGCTCTTTGATTTTCTTGTTTATTCTTAGAATGTTATTTGATACTGATGTTTCCAGTTTCTGAATGAGCAACCTCAAGTTATTAGCATCAATCCACTTCTCATTGTTATCTATAATGCCTATTGCTGTTTGCACAATCTCCTTGGTTTTAGTCTCATATTGATCGAGAAACGACTTAATACTCTCAATGCTTTGTGAGTAACTATCATCAAAGTAATCCTGTAGACTCTTAGCGAGGTTTTCAGAAGTTTTTTGCTGGCAGAACGGACAGATTCTATCATTTGCATTGTAATAGTTTTGATATCCTTTTCTAACCCAGTCGCTAGCCTGAAGTTTGTCAATAAGAGCAGCTATATCTACATCTTTTCGTCCGACAACAGGATGGGACAGCTTTGATTGGGTTTGGAGAAGCTTGATTTCTGTGGTATCAATGGATTCGATCGCTTGCTCTTCAATCGGTTCATCAATATATAAGCTTTGATACTTCTCCTTCAATTCAGAATGCTCTTTCAAAACATCCTGATTATTGAAATTGGCTTTTACCTGATTAGCAAATTTCACTTTGCTATCTCTATAGCCCTCGAACACTTTTTTAAAGTCATCATCATACTTGGTTTTTTGAGTCCAACAGGCTTCGATAAAATCATCCTCAAGCTTTGTTAACTCACCTCTTTTACCAGGTTTTCCCTCCGAGCCATTCAATTGTATTAGTAGGTTAGCATGAAGATTAATTGAGTTTTCTTTCTCTATCTCCAGCTTTTCAATTTGTTTAACAGTTTCAGTGTGTGCATCACCCAAAGTGAAAACTCCAGGAATCCCCTCTGCCTGATAAAAAGTTTCTTTAGTGAAATCCTTGTTATAGACTAGAGTTTGTAGTGGCACCCCGTTCTCCCATTCGACATTGCATGTAGGGTAATCATTGGGATTTCTAACAACACGACTAATAGTTGTTTTGCCAGACCCATTTGCTCCATAAAAGAAACAGAACTGGGTTAATCCATCAATCTCAACTGGATCGCCATTGTAGGATGCAACATCTTTAATTGTAATCTTCTTGATCATAAACCCTCCCTATCTAGCTTGCATTATTATCCGAAATATCCCAGAATCTGTTAAAGAAAGCTATCAATCTTTCCAAAACAGATTCTCTCTTCTTAGTGCGTTCGCCTGTTTTTGAGAATCTTGATACTGGAGGCAAAACCTTGGTAATTGCCGTACCAGTCTCTTGTACATACCCGTCTCTAAAAGCATTAGCGATATACTTATAGGTCTCATCCTTGTTTAAGTTTTCATCCTCGATTATCCTGTTCAGCTCCTCCTGCTTTTTCCTATCGATGAAACCATGCCAATCTGTATCCACATCTGTAGCAGGATTCAAGCCGGCGATGAATTGCTGGATCAGGTCTTTTTTGTTGCGCAGTTCGATGCTGGAATCTATCGCTTTATTGATATTGATGATGATCTCTTGATCCTTTTGGTTTCCTTCGTGATACTTTTTGATCAGCTCCAGGATGTAATCGATATTGATCTCCACTTGTTTGATCAGCTCCATTTCAAAGACCAGATCATCGTTCACGTTTTCGGCATCGCCTTTGTCTTTCTTGCGGAACTGGGTGTAGAGATCGATGTATTTGCTATGATAATCCTGCACTTCCCTGTCAGAAAGGATCTCTTTGCCGAAGAAGTCGTCAAAAGTGCTAAGGATGTTGCGAAGCTTGAGGATGGAACCATAGAGCCTCACAAACTCTTTTTGCTTGCCTTCTCCGATGATCTGCTGCTCGATGGGGAAGGATTCCTTTAGTTCGGATATCAGCTCCACATAGCCGGGGATCTTCTTCCCTTCGGCATGATAGCCCTGGTAATAATCCTCAAAAGACTTGAGCAACACGATGCCACAGGCTTCCCGATCTCCAAAAAGGCCGATGCTCTCATTCGTAGCTTTTTCCAGATTGCGGAAGCAGACGATATTGCCAAAGGTCTTGATGGTGTTTAGAATCCTGTTTGTGCGGGAAAAAGCTTGTAAAAGCCCATGCAAGCGCAGGTTTTTATCCACCCAAAGTGTATTGAGGGTAGTGGCGTCAAAGCCGGTGAGGAACATATTGACTACGATCAAAAGGTCAAGCTCCCGGTCTTTCACTCTCTGAGACACATCTTTGTAGTAGTTCTGAAACTTGTCGCTTGATGTATCAAAGTTCGTCTTGAACAGCGTGTTATAGTCCCCGATGGCACTATCCAAAAAGTCCCGTGAGCTTTGATCCAGTCTGCTGGTATCCTCAAGGTTTTCGTCGTCCAGGATGCCCTCCGTCTCCGGATCATCTTCGTTTACCGTAAAGCTGTAGATCAGCCCTACCTTCAGCCTTTTATCGCTTGGCAAAGCAGCCATCTGCTTTTGAAACTCCGCGTAATACCTTTTTGCCATGTCGATCGAAGCCACCGCAAAGATGGAATTGAAGCCCGCCAATCTTCTATCCTTCAATTGATAATAGCTGTTGCGCTTGGTCTTTTGATCAAAGTGCTCCAGGATGTATTGCACGATGTTGGCAATCCGCTGGGGCGCTGCCAAAGCCTTCTCCCGGTCAATATCCCACACCTTTTGATCCGGGATATCTTCCTGCTCTCTGATGGTGCTGATATAGTCTATTCTGAAGGGCAATACATTGCGATCCGTGATCGCGTCCACGATGGTGTATGTATGCAGCTTATCGCCAAAGGCCTGCTCTGTGGTGCGAAGGGTGTTTGTTCCGCTGCTATTGGCATTCGCGGCAAAGATCGGGGTTCCGGTAAAGCCAAAAAGATGATATCGCTTAAAGCTATTGGTGATGGCGCTGTGCATATCTCCAAATTGTGAGCGGTGACATTCATCGAAGATGATCACTACACGCTGATGATACACCGGGTGCTGCTTATCCTTCTTGATCAGGATCGCCAGCTTTTGGATCGTGGTGATGATGATGCGTGCCCGTGGGTCCTCCAATTGCTGCTTCAGCTTTGCCGTGCTGGTGTTGCTGTTTGCAGCGCCTTTCTCGAACTTATCGTATTCCCTCATGGTCTGATAGTCCAGGTCTTTACGATCCACCACAAAGAGCACTTTGTCGATATAGGGCAGCTTGCTGGCAATCTGCGCGGTCTTGAATGAGGTCAGCGTCTTCCCGCTTCCGGTGGTGTGCCACACATAGCCCCCGCCCTGGATCTTGCCATAGTTTTTGTAGTTGTTGGCTTGCTCCAGCCTTTGCAGGATGCTTTCTGTGGCTGCTATCTGATAAGGACGCATGGCAAGCAGTTGCTTATCCGAAGTAAAGACGCAGTATTTGGTGATCAGATTCAAAAGCGTATGCCTGGCAAAGAAAGTCTTGCCAAAATCCATCAAATCCGGAATCGGGCGGTTCCGGGCATCTGCCCACCAGGAAGTAAACTCAAAGCTGTTGCTGCTGCGTTTGCCCTTTTTGATAGAACTCTCACTTTGCTCTTTGATATGACAAAATCTGGTGGTGTTGCTGTAATACTTGCTATGAGTGCCATTGGAGATCACAAAGATCTGGATGTATTCAAAGAGACCGCTACCCGCCCAAAACGATTCACGATTGTAGCGATTGATCTGGTTGAAAGCTTCTTTGATCTCCACGCCCCGGCGCTTGAGCTCGATATGCACCATAGGCAAGCCGTTGATCAGGATCGTGACATCATAACGGTTAGCTCGCCGGCCGTCCTCCACGCTGTATTGATTGAGCACCTGCAAGCGGTTGTTGTGGATATTGGCTTTATCCAGCAGATAGATGTTTTTCACGCTCCCATCATCGCGGCTAAGCAGTTGGATATGATCTTCTTGGATGATTGCTGTCTTTTCCTCAATGCCATTATTGGGATTTGCCAGCTTTGAGCCAAAAAAGCCCTGCCATTCATTATCGCTGAATTGGAAGCTGTTCAAAGCTTCTAACTGAGCGCGTAGATTGGCTATCAACTCCGCTTCGCTGGTGATGGAGATGTATTCATAAGCCTGAGCTTGCAGCAGCTTGATCAGCTCCCGCTCCAGCTCACTCTCGGATTGATATCCCGCTCTCTGCTGCTTTGGGGGATTGTATTCCGCCACTACCGTGCTTTCAGAGCTTTGCGCTACAAGATCGTATTTCATCTATGCCTCCTGTTTATCCGCTATATTCTTGAAGCTTAAAAGCTTCCCTCGATAGTATTCATATTGCTTGCGTCGGGCTTCAATCTCAGCAGGCATACCGATGGAGATGTCATTGACCAAGGCATCAAAGCGGTCGAGAATGGAAACGATGCGCTCTTGCTCTGAGAGAGAGGGGATGGGGATAGAGAATTTTTTCACCATACTATCTGATATGGAAGGGTAACTTGCGCCTTCCTGATTATTTTCTACATACGTATTGAATGAATCAGTGGTGAGATTGTAGTACAAAAACCTTGGTAACATAGTATTACGATTGGCTCTGAGTACGCAAAAACCAGTACTGGCAATATGCCCGTGATACTCCTTGGGTATTAACGAAATCCTTCGGAGAGTAGGTCTTGTTGTTCCAAATATCACATCTTCAAACTCAACTAACTGTTGTGCTCGACTTGGTGCATTTGAAGAATCAATAGCTTTCACATCAGTTATCTTGTTGTTATCTCTGCTTACCGATGATAAATCTATATACCCATACGAGATGCCTGAATTTTCATTCCATTTGATATTACTTGCCTTAAGGCAATTATCCCCCAAAGTCATCCACTCCACTTCCTTCCCATTCATATACCATTTGCCGTCTTTTTCGATGGGGCTAAGCAGTTGATTACGATAGTATTCATACTGCTTTTTACGCGCCTCCAGCTCCGCCTCCAGCTCCGCCTCCAGCTTTGTAAAGTTGTCTAGTATACTCACAATCTCTTCCTGGATGGGGAGGGGAGGGATAGGGATTTGAATTTTATCAACATCAGATTTGTTGATTGCGGGGATACTGCCTCGAGCAACCAAAGTATCCATGATGGACTGCTCATTGTTTTTAAGATAGTAGTAAATGAACTTAGTTTGTATTACATCATCTTTAATTGATCTGTAGGGGTAACACAAACCACCAGCCCAGAATTTTGTGGATATGTAGCTAACGAAACCAGCGTATTCGCCTCTTGCAGCAATAATAAGCGCATCAGCCTCATTGTTATAGGAATCATAGAAGCCATACCACTCTCTTCCTGAGTTTATGACAGGGTAAGCTCCATCATCAACAAGCTGCCCCCGCTTAAGTGTTCCCTTCCTAAGTGAAACACAAATATCCCCTAATTGTTTCCATTTAACCCCATCAGGGCACAGCTCTTGTATCAATTCATCAATCTTAGACATTCAGCCCCCGCTTCACTCAATACCTTCCAGATCAGCAATGATCTCATCGATAGCAGTCCGCAGATGATTTTGCTTGATCACGATCTCGGCAATCCGGGCGTTGAGCTTTTCGATATCGATATCCTCGCTGGTGTCTTCCCTTTTCACATAGGAGCTTACAGCTATGTTATAGTCATTCTCGGCGATCTCGCTATTGGGCACCAAGCGGCTAAAATATTCCTCATCTCTACGTTCAATAAAGGCTTTCAGGATGCGCTTACGGTTCTCTTCAGAGAGCTTGTTTTTGTTTCCTCCGCGCACAAACTCGGCTGAGGCATCGATGAAGAGCGTGGAATTGTCCCTTTTGCTCTTTTTCAGCACGATGATGCAGGTGGCGATGGTGGTACCAAAAAAGAGATCAGGCGGAAGCTGGATCACGGTGTCGATATAGTTGTTATCGATCAGATATTTGCGGATCTTCTGCTCTGCCCCTCCGCGATAGAGTACTCCGGGGAATTCAACTATACAGGCAGTTCCGGAAGTGGATAGCCAGGAGAGCATGTGCATGGTAAAAGCCAGGTCTGCCTTGCTCTTGGGTGCCAGCACTCCGGCGGGAGAAAAGCGGGGATCATTGATCAAGAGCGGGTTGGCATCGCCTTCCCACTTAGTGGAATAAGGAGGATTGGAGACGATGGCATCAAAGGGTTCATCATCCCAATGCTTGGGATCAATGAGGGTGTCACCGTGGGCGATGTCGAACTTCTCGTAGTTGATGTCGTGGAGGAACATATTGATGCGGCAGAGGTTGTAAGTAGTGATGTTGATTTCCTGGCCAAAGAAGCCTTGTCTCACATTTTCCTTGCCCAGGACTTTGGCAAACTTCAGCAGGAGAGAGCCGGAGCCGCAGGCGGGGTCATAGACCTTGTTTACTTCTTTCTTACCCACCACAGCCATTTCTGCCAGCAATTCCGAGACTTCCTGGGGGGTAAAGAATTCCCCTCCGGATTTGCCTGCGCTGCTGGCATACATGGTCATGAGGAATTCATAGGCATCACCAAAGGCATCGATGCTATTGTCCTGATAGTTTCCCAGGCTCAGTTTATTGATCGCTTCCAGGATCTTCACCAGCTTTTCATTGCGCCTGGCAACCGTGGGCCCCAGCTTGTTGCTGTTTACATCCACATCGTCAAAAAGCCCTTTGAGATCGTTTTCGCTGTCAAAACCCTTGGCGGAGCTTTCGATATTTACAAACACCCGGCTGAGGGTTTCATTTAGATCGGCATCACTTCGGGCTTTATTGCAGACATTGGCAAAGAGCTCCGAGGGCAGGATGTAAAATCCCTTTTCTTTCACGGTGTCTGCTCTGCCATATTCCGCTTCCGCGTCGGAAAGCCGGGCATAGTCAAAGCTGGCGTTTCCGGTGCGGCGCTCTTCATTATTGATGTATGATGTCAGGTTTTCGGAGATGAATCTGTAAAATAGGATTCCCAACACGTAGGACTTAAAATCCCAGCCGTCCACGCTGCCCCGCAGGTCATTGGCAATCTGCCAAATAGTTCTGTGCAGCTCGTCTCTTTCTTGTTCTTTGCTCATTATGCCTTCCTTTTATCGGTGTATTCAAATGCAACGACTAAGTCCTTTTCAAGGTTATAACCTGCTGCTTGCATTGCTTTTCTTGAGTGTCTTACCATGTCTGATGCGCTCAAATTTGATTCGGTAAAGTAGCCATCATCAAGAGTTAATGGAGTTCTAAACTCCGTTTTATCTTTGGAATGTCGGAATGATCCGGCTAACTGAAAGCCAGGTTTGTGCTTGAGGATATAGTTATAGACAGCTCGTTTTACTTCATGCCAATGGCGAGTTTCAATCCTCAGGTTTCCACATAAGACAATGTGATGTACTTTAGTGAAGCGGTAGTCTTTGAGTGGCTCAGTATGAATCGCAGGATCATCGTCTTCAGTACCATTGCCCAGATTATAGTGTTTTATGCCGGACTGTTTTTTGTCCCATAGACGTTCTATGTCAGCTATATCAATATCCAATCTATGGTTCTTCTTTATAAGCTGCTGTGCAAATAGATACGGGGAAAGGTCTGTCTTCTCGTGCATATTGATCGCTTCAGCTTTCACACTGCCGATAAGCTTTATACGAACCAGTTCATTGCGCATATCTTCTGCAGTATTGAGTGCTTTTATCCGGTAGTTTTCCTTCTTCAGGATCATCTCAAAGGTTTGCGCTACATCATCTGGGTCATCATCCAAAATGTTAAGCTCGTTGAAGAGTTTGTCTTCAAATTCGCCTCCGGCAGAGGGCAGATAGAATCTCCACTTGATACCATCGGTAAGGATGCTGATAGCGGATTTGTGGTAGGCATTGTAGAGGTGAAGTTGAGTCTCTCCGGCTATGAGGTCAGAATCGAGCTTGCCTGGGGTTTTTACCTCGATGAAGACTTCCGCTCCCTCTGATGTCTTCTCCGGAATGAACAGCGCTACATCCACCCGACCTGTTATATCCTTTGTGATGTTTTGTTGGGGCAAGCGTTTGACCCTATACTCCGTGTAGAACTCTTCAGGATTCCAGATGTTCCATCCCAGAGATTGGCATAGCCTTCCCACAAGGGAAAAGCGAACATGTTGTTCGTCCTTAAACGTGCCATCCTTCAATAAACTTCGGATATCTTCAATAGTCTGTTTCATTGATGCCTCACAGCCAGATTTGTTTTTTCCACAAGGAATTGTAAAGATGTATTCTGTCAACCCTAAAATCTGTCGCATCCTTATGCATCCGTATTTGTGAGAATACAGGGGACTGCTTTTCTTGCTCCGGATCGATGATCCAGTAAGTTCAAGGAGCATAAATGGAAGCGAAACTGATGGATAGAATCAAGGAGCAGCTTGTCAGACATGAAGGTCTGCGGCTGAAGCCATATCGCTGTACAGCAGGCAAGCTGACAATAGGTATCGGGCGCAATCTTGATGATAGTGGGATATCTCAATCCGAAGCCTATATCATGCTGATCAATGACATCATGAACTGCGAGAAGCAGCTTCAGGCAAAGATACCGGATATCTACAATGGTCTTGATGAAGTACGCAAGTCTGTACTGCTCAATATGTGCTTCAATCTCGGTATTTCCGGGTTGCTTGGCTTCAAAAACACCCTGGCGTTTATCAAAGCCAGAGACTGGGAGCGAGCTGCCAATAACATGCTTGTGTCCCGTTGGGCAAAGCAGGTTGGTCGCAGAGCGATTGAGCTATCCGAGCTGATGAGGAAAGGTAAGTGATCCCCATTCCGGTCGAGACTATTGACCTGCTGGCTGTACTTAACCTGCCAAGGGAGATGGCTGATAACGTTATCTTCAAGGAGCATAAAGGGCTTGTCCTGGAGACCATCAGAAGCCTTGTGTTAGATAATTTTTACCAGGATGCTATACGTAACGACTATCCTGATGATGATCCCTTCCTGATCTCTTTTCGTTTTGGGTTCTGTTTCCTGATGCTGCAGAGCACTTGCGAGTTTCTCAATTTGAAGACCCTGGGCGAAGGAATAGTCAAGACCGTAGGATTAGACCAGTCGGCTACCGAACTGCTCACAGGGAGCGAAATAGACGCATTTAAAGCCAAGCTTGAGCTGAGGGCACTCACTCTGCTGCGGAACTATCTCAATCAAAGTGGCATGGAGCGACTCACAGAGTTGAAACCGAGACTCCCTAAAGTGCTGAGAGCCGGAGTGATCTGAAATGAATAGCACGCAGATGACGCAGATCGAACGGATTGACGCAGATTTTTGTATCTCAAGGATTTTCAATCGGAGTTGCCATGCCTGAACAGAACTCCAATACCCTTGATGAGATTATGGTTGAAGTTTGCCGGGCCATCTACAGTGCTCTGGAAAGCAGGCTGCATCTGATCGGGAGTGTTATCGATGCTGACTCTCGCAAGGAGATTCTCACTCAGCAGATCTACGACAAAGGCGATTTCTACGGGAATACTGGTTACATAGTGGAAACCAATGACTCCGGCATGACTCTGAGAGTGGGATCAAACGTGAAACATGAGCCTTTTGTTTTGGGCGGTAAAGTGCCTTCCTGGACTCCTATCGCACCTCTGAAGTCATGGGTGGAGCGGAAGGGGCTCTCGTGGACTGATAAGAAAAGTGGAAAGCTGCTCACTGTGGATCAGATAGCTCACATGATCCAAGCCAAGATCAAGCGGGAAGGCATAGCTGCAAGGAACGTATTCGCTCAGGTTATCGCAAACCGGGAGCAGTGGATATATCAACAACTCAACTCCATCGAGGTAAGTCTATGACAGCATATCAGAGATTCATGGCAGAACGGAAGCGGATAGAAGATGCGCTCAAGTTCTGTGACATACCCACCATCCAGTTCAACAAGGATGCCATACCCAAGCAGTTACCCTGCGCTATCGTAATCTTGGACTCAGAGACAGGCAAGAACGGTACTTCAAGACAGTTTGTAAACACGGACATAGCCTGGACAGTCTTTCTGATCGTCAATGCCCATAACGTGGATGATCCTGATTCCGACCTGTACCAACTCAAGGAGAAGTTCCGGACTTTCTATCTCAAGCTGATGAACCGGGACTTGCCAAGTGTGGAGTACTACACCAGCCGCATTGACGGCTCTCGACTGGTTCGGATAGCCAAGATCGACCTGCTGAAGAGTGGCACAGGAGCAGGTGCATGAGGGTAATGCGACTGGGTGGCTATAACCTGGCTATCAGCTCTGTATCTGATTTGATCGAGAGCAAGTACAAACCTGAAGCTATTGATCTCTCAAAGTGCCAGAGACTGGGCAAACAGCTTATCTCAAAGGCAGCCGAGACTAAAAAGACAGTGATGGCACCATACTCCATGAGCAAGCTGCTCAATCTTCTGGATATGGATGAGTACCACTCCGGCTGCATCGATGCGCTCTCAATGGCAACCGTCATGCAGTTCGAGTGCAAGAACAAGCAGGTTGCTGCCTGGATGGAAGCTGCTGAGTTCCCTGCCTGTGAAGACCAGACCACCATCCTTGCCGAGATGATCAAGTTCTATCTCGCCTGCGGCAACGGCTTCCTGATCAAGATGCGCAACCCTCAGGGTGATTGGATGGGTCTGGAACGGATGCTGCCAAGTGAAGTTCAGATAGTTGAGAACTATGACA